ATTTTGCTTCCTGCGCCGATAGTGACTATATCAATACCTGCAGAAATGGCAGCTTCTTTTAAAGCATCAGCATAATCAATAGGTACATCTTGCAGAACATCAGAAGCCACTGAACCTGAACCTGATCCTACAGCTCCTCCAATAACTGTGCCAGCTAGTGTACCTAGAGGACCAAAGAATGATCCTACAACAGCTCCCCCTGCTGCTCCTCCTAGACCTAATGGAACCTCCATATTTTTTTTGGTCCATTCATAAGCATCTTCGTACCAAGGAAGATCTCGAGGAACTTCAATTTTATCTAAGTTTCTAGCAATAGTCTGCTCTTTGGCAACTCTTTCAACAACTTCTGGTGGAGTTTCTTTAGGAAAACGCAAAGCCGTACCGTCTGCTAAACGAGCTGTGATGTAGTCGTTATTGTTCATAGAAGATCCTATCTTATTCTGTTACCAGCTGCGTCAAATACCATTTCGTTTTCTTCTTGTGGAGACAACATCCAGTTTACGTACTCATCTCTTGTAGCGTCAGGGTTGTTTACAAGCCATCTGCCTCTTTGTATGATGTCTTGATACGTATTTTTCACTCTATTTAACAACGCTCTGTTGACATCTTTTGATGTTTTTAAACTGGCACTGGCTGCCACTAAGAACTCTCTTTCTCCTTCAGTCGGGTTAGCCCCTAATTGACCTAAACTTTCTAATATGAAGTCCGAAACTGAGCTATTAAAAACCCCTACGTCTGCAGAGGTTGTTCCAGTAAAGTCAGTCACTTGTTTTATAGCAGCGTCAAAACCACTTGTGTTGATGTTTTCTAAAGCAGCTATCGCTCTTTCAGCCTTTGCCACTACTTCTGGAGCTTTGCTAAAATCTATTAGAAGTTTCCCTCTTTGCTCTTTCCAAGTTTCTAAATCTTCTTGCTCTATTTCTCGCGCTGTTTTCTCAGAAGCTGTTTCTCCTTGTCTGGATATGAAAGTCAGACCGCCCTGTTCTTCAGCGTCATATTCTGGAGCATTTCCTATGGGGCTATGAACAACAACAACTTCTCCGGTGTTGGGGTTTTTTCTAGTTGATATAAGGTATTGATTACCTTTGCTGTCACGCGCTCTATCCGTAGATTGACCAAATTTATACTCTATGTCTTTTTCATCTCCTTCTTCTAAACTGTTTGTTAAAAACTTATAAGCAAACTTTTTAGCCTCTGGGTCCCCTAGTCTTAATGCCCTAGCAACTTTAGGATACTGTTTTTCAATAGCAGCGGCTAAATCATTATTGACTCTGGTTTGTTCATCCTGTCCTGATAAATCTTCAAAAGAACTATAGATTGAAGCAGCGTCTTGAACAGGAACTTGATAAGTACTGGCTAATCTAAAAAACGCCTCCCGTGTTCTTGGATCTGAAAGAGTCATACCACGAGCAGAGGCAAACTTAGATAACGCCTGTTTTCCTCTTTCTTGCTGACTAGCCATTTCTTGCTGCTGGGCCGCTCGTCTCTGTTGTTCTGCAGCAGTGCCGAACTGAGCAGCCCTCTCAAGTTCTCCTCGTTGTTGTGCAATCTTTGCCATTGCTTGGTTGTACTCAACGCTGCCCGGAGTCAAGCCAGAAAGCATCCCTGCTTCTTCTCGTCTTTGTTGTCTTTGTTGGAGTTGTCCGGGAACACCGCCAATTGTCTGACCCAAGCCAAACAAACTCTGAGCCATTGCGGGTCTACCTAAGTTAGACAGAAACCCTTGTGAAAATGTAGCCATTGTGTTCTCCTTTAGCTAAATAAGCCGCCAAGTGCTGCTGTTGCTAGACTAGATCCAAAGCCGCCAGCTAGGTTTGCTTGTGCTAATCCAGAGCTTAACAGAGCTTCTAAACCAGAAGCATAAGTCTGACCATAAGTCTGTGCCTGTTGTGCCTGTGCTTGTCTAGCGCGTTCAGCAGCAGTCATTCCGGGCTGTAGTGCTGACAGTAGCTGAGCCTGTGGTACGTACCCAGCAGCCAACATACCTGACCCAAGCTGAGCCTGACGTTGCTGCTCTTGTCCTGCAAACTGCATCGCGTTCAGAATAGCCTGATTCTTAGCTTCTTCTTGTGCCTGCGCCAACGCAAGTTGCTCTGGTGTGCCGCCGAACATACTCGTGCGTGTTCCTAAACGTCCTTGTGCAGCCAGACGTTGCTCCAGTGCAAGCCTCTGACGCTCTTCTTCTGGTGTCATCGCTGCTCGCATGCGCTCATACACTTGCTGCTCACGGTCAGCTGTAGGCATTGCGGCTTGTTCAAAGAACATCCCAGCTCGTTCCATCTGCTGTCGCTGTAGTTCTTGCTCTTCGGGAGAAGTCTGCAGCTGGTAAGTCATCTCACCCGTAGTTGGGTCTTGTGTCATGCCAAACTGACCGCCAGTAGCTGACGTTACGGTGTATGGCTGGAACTCAAGCATACCACCAAGTTGCTCAGCTAGTCCACCGGGTCCAGTAAACTTACCATAGGCTTCTCTACCGATTCTGCCTACGTCTTCGTAACCTTCTTTTGCTAGTGTTAAACCAGCTGTCCCTAAGCCTAGAGCAGCAGCTGTTTGTGCAGCGTTTCCGTCTTTGCCTCCGATGGCTGCTAAAATCTCAGAAAGCGTTGTTGCCATTAGTACGTCCCTCCACTTATCGTTCCTGTTGACAACGTACCGCTAAAAGTCAACGCAGGTATCGTCACAGTCCCAGTAAATGTTGGGCTTGCTGTGTCTGCTTTGGTTGCAATCGCTGTTGCAATGTTGTCAAACTCAGTTTCAAACTCAGTTCCTTTGATGATTTTGTTTGCGTCCCCAGAAGACAAAGCGTCCTTTGAAGCAAAATCTGTAAGTTTAGTGTAGTTGCTCATATTGTTTTACCTACTAGCGCAAGTATATTGATTTCCTGTAAAGATAGTTCACCACCGTTGATAGCTGTTTCTAGGCCAATACTCAGAGTTCCTCCGCTGCCGTTAGCATTGATCGCTTGCTTTGACGTGAGGATACCACTAGAAAACTGACCTATGTTAAACTCATCTACACCAAACTCAGCTGTGGCTTGGCTACTGAGTGTAATAAATGCTGCGTTGTAAGCAGAACCAAAGTCATAGTCCCACTTAAACAATATGTCAAGACCACTACCACCTACAATCGTTGGTCTGATCTTCTTGAGGAACTTGAGCTTCGATGGGTCACCAAAAGACAGCTCTGGACTAAAGTACTTAAATGGGTACGAGCTACCGTTGTCCTGATAGCCTGAGTAATTACCCAAGCCATGTGCGCCACCTATGAGTAGCGTTCCGTTGTCCTTGCGCTCATACGCAGTAAACCCAGTTCCCGGCCAGCGTGTAACCCTGTACGCACCATTCTCCAGTGTACCCTTTGTGTCGAAGCAGTACGTCAGGTCCTGATTGCTAAAGGTGATTAAGTAGAAGTTCTCCTCTGGAAAATACACAGACTTGTACAACTCACCGGTCTCGTTGATCAGCTGAATAATGTCCTTTGTAATCGTAGAAGACAAGCTCGTGATGGGCATTGACTTCTCTTGTATCGTCCTGCCGAAACTCCTGAGTCCAGTCTGGGACAAGAACAAAACGTCAGTACCTGTGTACTGCACAGTGTCCCTACCTACGCATCCTACGCCAGCCACAGTGTCCTGTAGAGCCATCGTAGCGGGTGCATCAGCACCAGCGTACACAACTATGCTACGCTTGCCAAAGATGATCAGGAGGTTGTTGTGTGCAGCCAGAGCTACAATCTCGTCATGACCGTCTGGCCAAACCTTAGAGATATTGATGGACCCTGACGTTCCTCCTGACCAGTCATGGCCAATCAATAGGTCAGACCAGTATACCGTGGACTTGTCCGTTGCAAAATCTGCTGTCCACAGCCTGCCATAAGCTGACAACACCTCATTACCATACATAGCAGCAGCTACACCAGCAGCGCCTGAGACTGTGCTGAGCTTGACTACTGATCCACTCGTGTTGTTGTACACAAGCGGCTCATGTGCGCGTTGGAAGAAGTAGATGTTGTCATTAAAGTTGACCATCTTCCACTCGTCAGCACTAATCGTGTAACTGCCGGGAGTTTCGTCGGCAAGCGTTGTCTCGCCACTGAGGATCTTGTTGTTACCCGTGGAGAAGATTTTAGTGTTACCTGCGTCGTCTCTGTACTCCTTGATCGCACGTATCTTAGCAGAGCCTAACTCTGTTTTAGTTGTGGTAACAACACTGAGCCCTTTTCGAGCAGCAACACGTCCACGCTTGTCAATCACAGCGTTGTCCGCTACTTCTGCAAAGGACGGATCTTGTGCCAGCGGTGCGTCTTCGGTATTGATACCTTTAAAGCCCGGAGCGACAAGATTTATGCTTTTGAGTTCCTGTGCCATACTACTGCCTTACGGAGTGTAAAATATAGTTTCTTCAGGGTGTCTACCAGCGTCCTGTGCAATTGCATCGGACAGGTACTTGTTAGCCATCTGGAAGTACTCTGCAGTTGAAGTCCCACCAGTCTCACCACGCTCTCGTGCTGCTAATGCCACTGCGTAGTGCACTACAGGCATCGCAGGTATTTTCAGCGTGTCGTCATCAGCACTTAGGTCAGGGTTACGCAGGGCGCAGTTGAAACGCAGTGAGTACACACCGTCAGGCTTAGGATACAAGTCAACCAGTGTATCTCCCGCTGTGTTAACACCGTTGTACGTGTAGTACTCAGGTGCGCCTGTGCGTGGCTCAGAAATCAAGTACGCCTCGTCAAACCAGTTGTTTGTCTGGTAGCGCATAATTAGGTTAGACGTGTCATTCAGGACGTTCAACTCCTTGATGCTGTTCTGGCTACCAGTGAGTGCGTAGTTGAACACGTCAGCAGTCGTAGTAATCGTAAGCGTAGTCCTGAGTGCAGACCAGTCCCATGAGTTTTCCACGAGATCTTTGGCATCATTAACGATGTCACCAATGAGCTTACTGTACGCTGTGGTTTGTACTGAAGTAACTTCTGTCTCACGAAGCCTCCTGAGTACGTTGTTGACTAAATTAAGATAAGTCATTAGATCATGTCTCCAAACAAACTTTCGCCAATAATACGGTCTAGTTCTCTCATGTAGTCTTTGGGCTGATACTCGACACCTACGAAGCCCGGAAGCTGATAACTTAAGCCGCCCATAAATCCGGGTCTGGGTGCTGATGCTCCGGGCGCTCCTCTTGCTCCAGTAGCTCCGGGTGCTCCTTGTACCGGTAGTTCATCCTGCTCGTTACCACCTTCTTCACCACCACCGTCTCGTCTGTCTTCACCACCTGTTGTCTCACCAGTTACAGGAGGAACGTCAGGTATGGGCTGGAAATCTCCCGTGTCTGAATAAGAAGGCAGCTCTTGTTCCTGCTCATCGTCAGAAGGAGCTGGAGCTGGCGTAGGAGTCGGAGTAGGAACATCAGGTGTAGGTTGGAAGTCTCCCATGTCTGTATAAGAAGGTAGTTCCTGTTCCGTCTCTTGATCTCTTCTATCGTCCTCTTGTTGCTTATCGTCATCTTTCGGCTGACTAGGCACAGGAGGAACTTCCGGCGTAGGCTGAAAGTCTCCCGTGTCAGCAGGAGGCAATTGCTGACCAGTTCCTTGATCTATACTATCGTCCTCTAGTTGCTGTGGAGGTTCTTTTCTGGGGACTAATACAGGCGGCTCTCGTTCCCTGTCGTCTTGTTTATCTTCGTCTTCTGGTCTTTCTAAAGGACCTTCATCAATAGGAGGACTCATGTTGTCATCAGGACCAGCACCATCCGTGTCTACTGGTCCTTCTTCTGTTGAAAAATCAGTGTCGCCGTTTTCAAGGTCACTGTCTCCATCAAGAGTTCCGTCTTCTGTTCCTTCAAGAGTATTTGTTTCTTCGTCAAAAAAGTACGGTCCTAAAATTTCTGTAGTTAAAACTTCTCCTAACCAACCGCCTTGTTCTAATCCAGCTTGTCCGGTTGTTACTAAAATACTTTCTGCGGCATCGAATATTCTTTCTACTACAGTTCCTTCTTCACCAGTAAAAATGTCTTTAATAGGTTCAAAAACACCATCTACTATCTTACCCCAAGTTCCCTCTGCTGCGCTCCAAACAGCCTCTCCTATTTCTTCAACGCCTACAAAGTTACCGTCTTCGTCAAATATTTTTATCTTAAGTGGCTCGCCGTTTACTTCAAAGTTTACTGGAATCATGATCTCCAGCAACAGACCTTCTTCCGGGTCAACAGTAAGCGTGATTGGGCCTTTTAAGTCATTAAGAGATCTCTCCATCCACTCTTCAAACATAGCAGTAGTGCTTTTAGGACCACCGCTGGGTGCTGTACCAAAGAGAGCAGTTTTAACAAAGTCGCCACCAGCTTCTAGTGCAGGTAAGATCTGTTCTTCCCAGAGTTCTTTCTTTTGGGCTGTTTCAGCAATACCTGTTTTTATTTCTGCTAACTGCTCTGCTTCTTCCGACTCTGAGCCATATCTAGAAGCAAAGTATATGTTAAACTCTTCGTTGTTGATGACTGTCTGAGCAGGGACTTCTTGTTCTTTGCCAAATATACCCACAAGGTAACTAAAGATCTGAGGGAAGTTTCTAAAATCATTTGGGTCGAACCTGTTAACAATCGTGTCAGCACCAGACAAAACCTGTAATGCAATGTCAGCTTGAATCTCTTTAAAGAAACGATTCATCTGAGCCTGTTGTTGTAAAAAAGGATCTGTTTCTCTGTCTATGGAATCAAAAAAATCTTGAGCGTCTTGCGTAAAGTCGTCAAGCCTAGAAGAATCTTGGTTAGAATCTTTTGTAGCCATTACTTAGACACTCCTGTACGCTTCTCATAAGTCCTCATCGCGCCCAACCCAAGCATCCCCATAAGTACGGGCAT